TCATACTTTTCTGGCTCTAAGTATAGAGCAGCCTCGGCAGTTAATCTATCTAAAGAATCTATTGCTTCATCTAATTGCTTAGATATATCGGTTACCGCTTTATCTACGGCATTAAATTGTTTTTTATTTAAAACTCTATTTGCTTGGCCAAGAATTCTATTTTTATTATTTTCATTAAAGTTTCTAGACATATTTGGAACATTGTCTGTAATAAATTTATTTCCGTGTGCTAGGGTAGCACTTAAGATTGGTTCAAATAATGAGTTTTTTGGAATATATGATGGGCGTGCAAGCACGTCTATAGACCAGTATTTATTGAATGTTTCATAAACAAATTTAATTGCATCATTTGCTTGATAAACTTTAGTTTCAAATTTGCGCTTCTTAATAGCAGTATTTAATTCACGTTCAACCAAGCCCCAAGGAGCCATACGGCGAGATTCAATTAATTGACGTTGAGTTTGGGCATCAGTTATGACACGTTGTGCCTGAGCATCCATTGCGTAACCCTTTTGGGCAATAGAGTTTGTAGCGCCAAATACTTGATTTTTAATTTCTTGAGTAAATGTTTTAATTGTTCTAGTATCAAAAAATCCTTTTGAATAAGCAAGAATTAATCCCATTTGGTCTTCTAGTTCGTCAAGGACATTATTGCGCTCTATATTTGTTTGAGCATTGGCAAACTTAGATTTTACTTGTGTTCTAAATTCACCAGCAGTAATCTTTGTTTTTGGTGTAATGTTAATTAAGTTAGCACCATTAGTAAATAAATCAATGTCATCAAAGAATGCGTCAATTTCTTTTAATCCATCAAGTGGGCGAGAACCAGAGTATGTTACAAAGCCAAGTGGCTTTTCTGTACCAACAAATCTTACAACTCTAGTAATAGGACCATTCAAAGAACCACCAAGAATTCTTTCTTCTATTCCACCAAGCCTAGTAAAATCCCTAGTAACGGTAGAAGCCTTTAAATTTTGTAATTTACCACGAGTCTTAATAAATGCACCTTTACCAAGAACTGGCTCCATAGGCACATAGTCTTTTGCAAATTTATATGGAGTTCCTGTACCTGGGTCAAGCAACGAGTCTTTAATAAATTTATATTCAGGTACACGATTAATGGCATCATCAAACGCAGCATTCATACGAGACCAAGCCTCATCTGAAAACTCTAATGGTTTGCCGTCTTCAATTCTTTTGGCTTTCATTACAGAGTTAATGTCTGCAATTTCGTAAAGGTCAGCAGGTGCGTTCTTGGATAATCTATCTAATGCTGGCAGGTAGCCCTTATCAGCAAGTATTAAATCTTTAACTGTGTTTGGGTCAGTAGCCCTCTGAATTGGACTAAATAAATTTTCGTTGTTTGTATACTTTGTAAGTATTGTAGACACGTCATCAATGTTAGATGTGGCAGCCAACTTTGCAATATCATTACCAATGGCTGTTTGTCTACCAGATGCGGCGCTACTTTGAGTAAACAAAATTCCATCATCAATATCTTTTTCAACTTTAGAAAGATTTTTGACTCGTGTAGTAAGTCCAGCCTTACGAGCACCTAAAGAACCTACCTTGGCAGCAGTACCAAATGCGCCAGTCAATGCTATATTAGATACTGTAAAATCTGTTAAGCCAGTAAAATATCTTCCAACTGTATTGTCAACAAATGCTTTTTGAATATCATCATCATTCCATAAATCAACTTCATCTAAGTCAATTCCGCCTTTATCAAAAACAATATTTGCAATAGGCTTAATCATTGATAAATCTGATTTAGTTAATGCTTGAGCAAGGCTTACTTCTTCTGAACGGTTGTATGCCTCTATAACATCTGATACTTGAAAGCCTTTTTCAAACTCATCTTTTTGATATAATGGAGAGTCAACATCTGTTAATAGTCCATAAGTTGCAATTGGCCGAGTTACATATGGAGAAATAACTTCGTCGTGAAATTTTATTCCAGCCTTTAGTACTAGGTCATTGCTTACTTCAATGCCTTTTCCTAATACATCAACGCCTTTTGCTTTATTTTTTGCTGAATATTTTAAATTTTCTTTAACAATATTTTGTGTTTCTTGTTCTAGGCCTAGAGCAGTTAATTGCTTGCTTGTCCCAATTTCAACTCCAGCAGGAATTACAATATTTTTAATGGTTTGACCAGCAGTACCCAAAGTACCTGCAAGAATGCCAGGAATATCACCTAAGGTGCTACCTACAGGTTTGGCGATATTGTCTAGGAAACTATTCCATAATGACATTATATCTCCTTAAATTCTTTTACGACTAGGTGCACTGCCTTGTGGTTGTTCTTGTGTAATTGCTTCAATAAAAGCATCTCTATCATCTACTGAGTCCCAAGGAACTAATGATAGTTTCATAATAATTCCTAGGTTTTGATAACCTAAAGAATTTGCAAACTTATCAACATTGTCAAATAAACTACCAGGAGCAAAGGCACTCATTGCATCTCTTTTATGACAAAACTTAAAAACTGCTTATATGAATCTGGAGCGTCTGGTGCCTGAGCAGCAGTCACTAAAGATGGCATATACTTATTAATAATATCCTTGTTTTCAATTAATCTTTCGTCGCTACGTAGTGAGGCTGGTAATGCACTCTCGCCCGCTCCACGACCAAAGTTTACGCCAGCAGATTGTGGTTCCATCGGGCGTTGAGTATCATCTAATAGAGTTCTAATGCTGCTCATATCAAATGCTGGTGTTCCTTCTGCTTTAGCCAATTTTGCTCCACCTTGTTGTGCCATAGTTTCTACTCCAGTAGAACCTAAACTTTTCATATCTGGGATATACATATTTGGTTGACCATCTTTACTACCAGCACCACCTGATGCTGATACGCCAAATTTGTTTTGTGGAGAATCAGGTTGGTTGCCACCACTGTTTTCGTTACCAGCCATCGTTCCTCCTACTTAATTTTTTTAGGTTGTTCTTTTGATACGTATGGTCCTGCTGTAAATGCAGTAAGTTTAGATGCAATCTCCATTGCTTGGTATGCATCTGCTCCAGCATACATAGCACCTAGCGCATATGGTGCGCCTGAGCCTGCAGCATATACTCCATCTGCAGATTTACTTATTGATAACTCTTGGTCAACATCAAAGATTTCTCCACCAACAGCCATAATAAACTGAAAGCGAGTTTCTTTTGTATCTTCATCAAAGTTATAGCCATTATCTGTCATACATTTACGCAGAGATGGCATAGCCTTTACAATCATAAAACGATATAGATTTTCTTTATCTTGCTTAGTGGGAGTTGGTGGCTCCCAGATATGTTGTGCAATATCGCAAGGGAGTGTTTCTCCAGAACCAGCAATTAGAAACATTCCATTTTCAGAAATCTTCTTAACCTCTGGATGTGAATAAATTTTTCCATCAGCGTCAGTTGTTTGACTATCAGCAACTATGAAGCAGCGGTCTTTATGTTCTAAGCCAATTATTGTTGTCATTGTCCCCCACCTTGTTAACCTCTAGTGACTACTCTTGCGTTTGCTTTTCCACTTCCAGTTAAACTTGAAAGAATTGTTTGAATGTCTGGTGGTGGTGTAGGGGCTGCCATTTGTCCACCTTGTTCTGGTGGAAGAGCGCCTTCTGCTGGAGCACCAGAGGGAGCAGGGGACGTTTGCTCAACCATAGGATTAGAAACTCCAGCAGAAGGAACTGGTTGCTGCGGAGCGAATGTGGCTTCAATTGCATCTTCTAATGCTTGACCCTTTTGACGAGCCTTGATAACCGCAGCAATTTTATTTACTATTCCAGATGCATCTTGTCCACTTGCAACCATCTGAGGGATTGCTTGACTTAGTGCTGTAAGAGAACCAAGAAGAGATGTTCTCATATTCTCAACTTCAATTTTCTCAAGTTCCTGAGTAACGTTAACTGTAAATGGCAACTCACGCATAGCCATATCTTTAGATATTAAACCACCGCCAAGAGCCTGTAACATAAAGATAAGACCTTGGGCTGGGTTAAGACCAGCAAGCATTCCATAACGTACATCTGCAGAATAGTCAGACTTAATATCTTTAGTTGGCTTGTATGTAATTTCATAAGGTGAACCAGAATCTACGCCACGAATTGTTTTTTCTTCAGGGTAAATAGTTTCATCAATTTCAAAACATAAACGAATTACATCACGAAGTGCTGCTGCAAAGATAGCCTGCGCTGATTTAACCTGTGTATCAAATGCTCCCATAAGAGCCTGTACACCTTGACCAGTAACGATAGATGCATCAATGTTTCCAGTACGAGATTCAGGATAACGAGCACCAACTCTAAGTTCGGCGTTAAGAAGGTTTTGTTCTGTAAACGCACCTTGTGGCAATGTAAGTTCTACACGGCGAACACCTGCTGGGTTGGCTGTACGGATAACCGCATCTCCGCCCAATTGTAATTCTTGAACATCTTGTGGAAGAACAATAGGTGCTTGTACAGATTTCTCTGCTGCTTCCATTGCAAGTAAAGCAAAACGATTACGAAGTAATTGAATTCCTAATACATCATCAAACTGTCCACGTAGTTCGTTATCAATAGATGGCTTACGGGCTATTACTACCATCATCTTACCAAGAGGATTCTTGGCCTGTGATAGAACTAAATTCTGTCTTGCTGGTAAATAAACAACTGATTGGTCTTTATCATAGTAGCGAATCATCTCTACTTGACCATTTAAATCTTGCTTGTATCCATCTTGTCCAAGGATTATAGAATCATACTCAGGGAACTGAGTTACCAATTCGCCCAATGTTAAAGTGTATCTTTTAGCAAATGCTACGCAGCGACCATATCGGTCAAACTCTGGATAAGAACCAATTGGATTTTCTAAACGAATGCGAGGTAATTTTGCATCATCGTCTAGTTCGATAACAAATGGAAGGAATCCATAAGTTAAATACCAGTCCGCTCCTTGGTACATTTGTACAGATAAGTCAGAATTCTGGAAATAGTTACTAGCAATGCGAGTACGCTTATCAGCAAAAGAACGAGCACGGTCATTAACCTGATTAGCCGCCGAGCAGTTGACTGCTGGGAGAGGTGCCATAACCTCTGAAAGGTCTCTGGCAACGACATCAATAAAATTTGCAACGACATTAGCGTCTACACCATCTGGAAAGAAGTCAGGATAGACTTCTGATATTTTGCCTTTACGAACAGCAAGAACGTCTAGGTTACGAGCATCTCTCTCGCTATTACGGTAACGCAGGGATTGAACCCGTGCTGCTACCTGTTCCATTGTTAATGCCATTTATATCCTAACGATTAAAGGAAAGTTATTTATCTAGCCCGCATATTGCTATTAATTTTAACGGTTGGAGATTTAGGTACATTGCCAAAAACATTTCGTACTTGTCTAAGAGCCGCTACTTCTTTTGCGGCTTGTCCAGACTTAGTAGATTTTACCATATCTGCTGAAAGAGCATTAGCCGTTTTTTGATATGTTTTTTTACTTATACCAAGTTCTTTTGCCTCTGCTTTAACATTTGTTAGGACTTTAACATTACCAGTACCCATCTCACGATATACAGGGGCTACTTGTTTTGCTCCAGCACCAGTAATACCGCCTACTGCTCTTGATGCAAGTTTCTTTGCTACTGCTCTAGCAGCAATGCCTGCTGCAATCATTGGAATTGCCATTGTTTATCTCCTTTAGTTATAAGTTTCGGCCCATTGCTCTGCAAAGGCTTCATCTAAATTAAGTGAACCACGTTTTGACTGTTGCGCTCTTGTAGCCCATCTATTGTTTTGGTATTGCCCAATTCGTGTTGATTGTTGCATTAGTTCACGGATACGAATAACTGCAAACCATAAAGCCATTACACAGTCAGTTGGGTTCTTAGTGTCAGGCTTCCAAGTAATAAGTTCTTGAACTAAAGTCTTAAGACCTTCAGAACCTTCATTGCTTGGTAATTCAAGTATGTTGTTATCTTGGAATCTACCATCTCTGGTTGAACCAAATAGGCTTGCCATAGAGGCTACACCGAATCCAACATCCCATTTATTCTTGCCAGTAAAGTGTGAGTTAAGTTGGCAACCATATTGGGCTAGATAATTTCTTAGGTTATCATCCAGGGCGTAAGCCTTCTGGTGGGCGTTAATTTCAATTCGTATTTCTTGTGGTTTAAATTTAGGCACCCACTCTTCAATCAAGTTTTGAATTTTGGCTGGAGTAGGGTCTGTCATATTGACACAATCTAAAACATATATCTTTCCATCAGAACGGTTATAAGAAACAACTACCGCTCCTGTTGCTCCCGCCATTGCTGGGTCGAGGCCAATAACTGTATATGTAGATTCACAATGCTTCGGATGTCCTGGGACTCCAGGCTTGAGAGGTCCTCTTTTTCGCATTCCATTAACACTACCTGCGACGCAGGTCGGAGAAAAGATTGAATTCTCTGTGACATCTTCTTGTTGGTAGACCATAGCCCAGACAGATGGCGCCACTTCAGAGCGTCTTGTAAATAGCGATGGTCCGTCCCATTTAGGGAACAGCCCTTCCTCATTCGCTTCATCTTTTTCGCCCTCTGGTCTATCAGTCCAAGGCCATAAGGTTTTCCAATTGGCTGGCTTCTCATCAAATTCTAATACGGCTGGCATAGCGAAGTATGTAAAAGGAGACTTGCCTCCAGTCCATTGTCCGCCATCCCTAATCATTTTATATAAATCAATTGAGGAGACACGGGTTCCTACTACTAGCAGTTTTCCGTGTCGCCCCAAACGTGTGATAACTTCTTTTTGAAGCCATTCAATTTGCTTTTCCCATTCGTGGGCATTTGAGTTCATCACAACGTCATCTAGGATAATCAGGTCTGCTCTTGCACCGTAAATCTGAGACCCGAATCCTAAAGCCTGTACCGTAGGGTCCTTCTCACCAGAATCTCTTCCAGTGCCTAGGTAAATCATATCTGCTGACCATTGAGTAGCGTCAGCCTTATATCCTCCATTTGGACCGAAGGCGGTCTGGAGTTTAATAAAGGCGGGGTGGTTAAGACGAGTCTTAATCGCACCTAAAAATTTTCTAGCCATACCCTGAGTTTTAGAGACTATGATTACTCTTGAGTTCGGGTTGGTCACAATATGGTAAACCACGTAGTTGGTGGTTATCGTTGTTGACTTGGCGTGCTCAGGTGGTACGTTAATTAAGATACGGTTCTCAGCACCTGGCTCATAAGTCATAGATGGGTGTACCCATCTTGGGGGCCTACCCTCGATTAGGTCAATCCAATCAAGGTGGTGTTCAAATAACTTGGTATTTAAGAATTGCTCAGAAAAGTCAGGGAAGGATATGTTCTTTAAATCCCCTAGGTCAGCGATAACCCCTTTACCTTGAAGGCGGGCCTTGTCGGCTCTCTCTTTGAAGGCTGGGTCCTGCATCGACCATTGGCGGAAGGTAACATCATTACGTCCGACTGAAGCCATAGCGGCTGTAATGGTAGAACCTTGTTCTAGTTGTACTAAAACTTTTTCTTGGGCATCGCCCTTTGAGATGTTTTGCACCCCTGGTTTTCTGCCCATTTGGTCGCCCTCTGTGTCCCTTATAAATCGGTATAATAACGGTCCCTAAAAACGGTAGACCTCTGCTATATATTATATTATTATTATATATATTAGGAGTTGCCGTAGAGCAAACGGAGGCAACTCCGTTAAAGATAATAATTTATCTTTACATATATAGATAACCTGTTTTTTTCTTAAAACCGAACAGATAATCCTAATAATTTTTTATAATGTCCGAATTATACATATATTAGGGCGAATATAACAGAAAAATTTAGGGTAAGTATATATATATAATACTAAGCAAATTAAATAACCCTAGGGTCAAATGGCAAACCTAACGGTTTGAAAAAAGTCTAACCCTTTACTTGAGGTTTAGAGTTATCTTTTGACGTCTTAAGACTTATAAATCTTTTTTCTAAGGGCTTAAAAAAGAATTCTTTGGATTGATTTAAGGCTGGACTATCTCCCCCTCCAGAATTTGCGGGGGTAATTCCTTTTTTGAATTGTCGACAAATCTACATTCTTTCTCAGGTTTCTCTCAGGTAGAATTCACTCTCTGTTCATCTGTACAATTACACAATTACTCACTTATGCGATACCATTTACTTATTAAGAGGGAAATTCCCTCTTAAGACAGGAGAAACAAAAAATGAAAACCGCAACAAAAACCGCAACAAAAAAAGCAACATCTGCTGGAGATATTTTCCAAGCACCAAAAACAGAAAACCTTTCTGTGATTGTAAAAGCACTTGAAGAGGCTCACGCCTTAATCCAAAAAGAAACCGACGCACCCCGTGCCGTGATTTCAATTGGACGCTCTTCAAAAGTTCACGGGTCTTTTACACCTTGGACACCTTGGAAAGCAGAGGGCGAGAATTTTCACGAAATCTTTATTTCTGCCTCTTCTTTCGATAGAGGAGCAGAGGCCATTCTGGGCACCCTGTTGCACGAAACCGCTCACTCTCTGGATTTAAAAGCAGGAAGAAACGGCGTTAGCCAAGAGGGATACCACAATAAAACTTTCAAGGCCACCGCCGAAAGTTTAGGATTAGAAATCGAGCAGGCCAAGCGTATCGGCTGGAGCACCACGAAAGTGCCTGCCTCTTGTATCAAAAGATGGGAGGAGGCTTTCGGAATTATTGCCGAGGCTTTGAAGTTAGTTGCGGTCAATGATAGCGAAAAGCCAAAAGGCAGAAACAAAAATAACAAGGTGGCAGTCTGCCAATGCGGAGAAAAAATCCGCTTAAGTCTTAAGACATACAATCTCACCCGCCCTGTTTGCCAGAATTGCGAAAGCGAATTCAAACTAGAAGACGAAGGAGGAGAGGGGGACGAATAGTCCCCCTGCTTAGTTGACAATAGCCCGCCAAGGTGGAAAAATCTGGAGTGCAAATCTCCAGACGGGCACAAGGTAGGAGAGAAATTCTTTCCTACTTAAGACAAAAAGACGGGAGCAAGAAAATGCAAGAAACATCAATTCCAAACGTTAGGCTCATCACTATTGCTAACTTGTTGGAAGATTACGCTAACTCAAGCGGTGAGGGTTTACTGCCTAGTTATAAGCGGGAGGCTTGGAATATAGCGCAAGACCTAAGGAAAAAGGTTAATCAATGACGCAAGAGCAGAGGGAGCACTATCAATATATGCTTGCCAATCTAAATTTATCCGAGAGGCACCGCTATTGGATACTTAAACAGTTAGAAGAGGCGCAAGATTAGAAAGACAGCCCCTCACCCTTAACCAGAGGGCGCAGGTTCACGACCTAGCGGGGCACGGGTTGGAGGGAAATTCCTTCCGACTTAAGACAGAAAGACAGGAGAAAAAATGCTGGTAAGAATAGCAACGACGAACGACGCAAGCGGAAACCCTAGACGGGGCTGGTTAAGACTAACCGCAGGCGGTCAGGTTATAGGCTGGATTGAAGAGGGCTACCTTGGACGTGGTGCCATTGATGGCTACGACGACGGCGAGAGCCCTACAATTTACGTCAAGCCGTCAGAGTATAAACGTTTTAAAAAGTGGGGCGAAACAATTCAAGAAAACTTTACAAAGGAGGAGTTAAATGTCTAACGTCTTAAGACATAAAAGCAAGTGTCAAGAATGCAACAAAAAGAAAAATCTTTTTGATGTGGTGAAGAATGGGCAAGAAATAAAAGCCTGCTCCAATTGCATAACGGAACAATTGTTAACAGGCTGGAGCAGATAAGATGAACAGAGGGCACAGGTATTACCAGACTAGAAAAGTGGTGCGCCTTGTATTCTGGGGCGCATTACTAATAGGAATTTACTACGTCGCTACTCATTTAAATTGGGTTGGAGATGATGGATACTGCTGGGGAACTATGGATAAATGCTACTTAGGAGATGATAAATGAATGACGTCTTAAGACATAAAGATGAAGAAAGCAAATTAGTTGTGTGCGGAGATTGTCTGTACCCAATTAGTATTTGTGGAGGTTGTCAGTCTTAAGACGTGAGATTGAAAACACAAACAAATGAACTTGACACAGTGCACAGTTGTGCTACGGTTCTACTAACAGCAAGGACAGGAGAACAATGGAAACAAACGCAACGCTAACAGTAAGCAAAACGTTTACAGTTAACGAATTATGGGAAGCGGTGTGGGGTTGTGATGGTGCTGGTATGTATTACTGGTGCAGAAAACTACGCAAACCAAACTACCAAGGCATTGATTTATGGAAAAAAGAAGATGGAAAATTAGTGCCAAACCCTCAAGCGGTCAGAGTTTATGACAGCATAGAAGAGAAGTCCTATGTGGTTGAGATTGACGACTTAAGACGTGGTTATGAGTTGGCAATCAAGGCAGGACAAACCCACTGCGGTGGTTATCCACTGGATACAGAGGATTATGACGCTTGCTTTGGGGATTTCATTGTGCAATATGCAATCTTTGGCAAGTTAATTTACGGTTAATTACTACTTAAGACAGGAGAAATATAATGGGAGCAAGAACAAACTTTCACTTCAAGCAAGGGGATAATTACTTAACTCTTTATTCCCACTGGGGTGGAGATAGTAAAATGCAAGACTTAGCCTATGCAATTTCTATGGCTGAGCCAAGATGGGACGACATTGGATACGCTACTAGAATTATGGTTAGCGTATTAATCGGCGATAGTTGGACAAGTGAAACTGGCTATGGACTACACGCTGACGCAATCGGTGGTGAAGAAAGTTATGAACACACCATCATTGACCTAGATAATAAAGTTGTGATAGTTGATGGGCAACCTAAACCTTTCAAGGACTTTATCTCTTATCACTCAAATACATTTCACGTTGGTGAGATGGTTAACTAACGACTTAAGACAGGAGAATAATATGGAAACAGCAAAGAAAGAACTAATAAAAATAACTGGAATAAGACACGAAGAAACTGCGTGGAAAAGATATATTTATTTTGACTACGCAAGTTTAAGACATAAAGTTATATTGTTTTGGGACGAGTTCAATGGGTATGACCTTTACTGGGAGAACGAAGAGGGACGGATAGCCTCAAAGAAAACACCTGATTGGGCACAGAACTGGAACGAAGACGAGCACGACGGTATGACGCTAGAGCATTACTTAGATGAGTTAACCTTCGACGAACAGGAGGCAAAGTAAATGGGAGCAAGTCCTAAATGGAAAGTGTATGACGCAAGTAATCAATACGTAGCAAGTGTAAGAGATACAGAGGGCGCAAGTCTTTTGATGAGCCTATACGGAATTGGTGCAACAATTCGACTAGACCATAGAAGAATTGTGTGGACTGAAGGCAAAGATGGCAGAGCGTCTGAAAGTTATGATGAAACTGCAATCAAAATCAAAGAACGATTGATGTCTTAAGACAGGAGATGAAATGAATTGCAATTTATGTGGGTGTGATGGTGCATACTTAGCACACAAGATTGGAAGGAAAATTATTTCAATCTGTGGCAATTGCTGGTATGATGAAATGAAATGGCAAAGAAAGATGGAAAGAATAAAATGAAACTGGTCTGGGTAGAAGTTGAGCCTAAAAATATAGAGCCACGCCTTATGTGGACTAAAGAAAAGGGCTGGGTTGAAAAGAAAAAACCAACTCAACCAATTTATGTATTAAGACAGGAGAATAACAATGGACATAGAACAGGAGATTGAGGGCTTGGATTTATTTCAAAGCCTTACACTACTAGCCGAACGGTTAGTAGAACTGACAGGAGAAAACAAATGACTAAAGAGATATGTCAATTTTGTGGTTGGGAAATAGTAAATCCTGACTGGTATAACCAATACAACAGCAAACCATTATGCGACGATTGCAATATGGATATGATGTTGGAAAGACAAAAAGAATTGGAGAATAGTAAGTGAGCGATTATAAAGACTATGAGGTAAGGGTTAGTTATAATGGCGGTATCTATATCTCTGCTCTCAATCAAGAGGAGGCAATAGAAACAGCCAAAAATATTATGCTGGAAGAAACCAATCCTGATATGGCTAAGTATATGACCTATGAAGTAGAAGAAACTATATTAAAGCAGGTGTTCAATGCCTGAGCCACGCTACTTATTCGGAGATGATTACGCCTTAAGTGGAATAGAGTTAGACATAGTTAAATGTAAAGAGTGCAAGTGTGAGTATGATTATAGCGAGTATCATTCCTACACCTGCTCAGACTGCGAAGATAAAATGATTGCGAGGTTAAAGAAGTGAGGCAGTTTTCTATAATCTACAATGTAAAAGGCACAAGAATTGTAGATGTATTCCTTCCTGACAATATCGAATTGCCAGAGAATTGGGGTAGTCTTAAGACAGAAGAACAAGATGAATTTCTGTATACTCATCAAACTCATTCCGTCCTGCGGACAGAGGACTTGAACTATGGTAGTGTCTTCGAGATATGGGAAAACGACAACAAGTTAAAGGTGGTTAAATGAAGTTAGATATAGGATTACTGCCACCCGACTGGACTAAGCAGGCATTATGTGCTGAGGTAGACCCAGTAATATTCTTTCCTAATAAAGGGGATAGAACTGTAGACGCAAAAAATATATGCAAGGCTTGCAATGTCAAGACCCAATGCCTTGAATATTCATTAACTAATAATGAAAGGTTCGGTATATGGGGCGGATTAACAGAGTTCGACAGAAAGAAAATGAGAAGAAGGCTTACAAAAAAAGCAAGTTAATACGGAAACGGGTAGTGGCTATGGCCTTGTTAGCCATTACCCTAATCTTTTATCCCATACAAAAACTGGGAGCACCTAGTAAATCCCCCACTCCTCAGCCTACTAAGGCTACAATGGAGCAGAAGAAAGCCAACAAGGCGTTGGCTAAAAAGATTGCTTGGACTGGATACGGTTGGAAGGATAAGGAGTGGGCTTGCCTTGATAGAATATTCTACAAAGAAGCAAAGTATGACCATCTTGCAAAGAACCAATCTGGTTCAACAGCATTCGGAATTGGACAAAGACTTAAAGAAAAAAGTAAAGACCCAATGGTTCAGTTATTGCATACATATAAATATATCCAACACAGATACAAAACCCCTTGTTCCGCTTGGCGGTTCCACGTCAGACATAATTACTACTAATGTTTGACTTAAGGGGAGAGCCAGCATTTGTATGTGTATGTGGTTCAAAGATGTGGAACTTAAAAGTTATGTGGGATACCGAAACTAGGCAGGTGGGAATGTATTTGTTAGACCAAGTATGTGATGAATGCGGGGCGATAGCCACCGCTCCAACAGAAATAGATGGGTGCGAATAAT